CGACGAGGCGTTCGGGCCGTAGAACGACGCGACGACGTCGAGTTGTTCCTGGCGCGATAGCGTGTCCGCGCCGTTGCCGCCGTTCGCGTTCGGGTCGTGAAAGACGACCGGATTGTCGTCGGGCGTGACGTCCGCAACGCCGATCGCGCACCAGTCGACCGACACGTCCGGTTGCTTCGGCGGGCTCGCTTGCCAGCGCGGCCGCACGAGCGAACCGGGCAGGCCGGTCACGCCGACCGCCATCGCCTGTAATAGATCGTCGAGCGCGTCGTCGTTGATCGGCGTCGTGCCGGGGGCGAGGAATCCGCCGGTGGCGCTCGTATTCATTACGACACCGCCCGCGGCTGGCACAGTGCCGACACGAAGCCCGCGCCGTACCGGGAATAATCGGCGACCGCAACGACGGTAAATTGCCGGCCGGTCGCGTCGGTCACGATGTCGGCGTCGTAATTTGCGCCCGCCACGCGCAGCGCGAACGGCGTCGTAATCGTGATCGAGCCCGCCACGCGTGCCGCGTCGGGATACCGTTCGAACGTCTCGCCGTCGGCTTGCGTGACGACGCCGACGAACAGCGTCGATTGCATCGCCGGCACGCCGCGCCCGTTATCGCCGACGACGACGCCGACGCGCGTTACCGTCAGCGTATCGGCGAAGTCGGGATCGATCAGCACGTCGGAAACGTCGAGCAGTGGCATGCGCTATCCGATCAAAACATACGTGATCGACGCGACGAATTTGCCGGTATCGATCAGGGGAGTGACGAGCGCCATGCCGGGCGCTTCGCCGGCGGCGCGCGCGGCCAATTCTTCGCGCTCGGCGGTGCGACTCGGCACGCGGCGCGCGCGGGCGCGCAGCGTCGCGTCGGCGAGCGCCGGGCCGATGCCGGAACGGATACGGTCGACGATGACGTCGCGCGTCTCCTGGCCGGCGGCGGCAAGCTGCGCGCGATAGACGTCAACGCCGCGCCCCGCCAGAACGGCGCGAATGCCGCGCTCCAGGCGATCGCCGATGCGGTCCTGCGCGGCGCGCACGCCGGGGATCAGCCACGGGCGCGCGGGAATGTGCGCTTCGGGCGCGCCGTATTCGTGGATATAGCCGAGCGCGGCGTTATTCGTCGACGGGTCGTCGTCGCGCGTCGCGTTCGCGGCAGGGATGCCGACCAATACTTGCGCCTTCGCCGCGCGTTCGATCGCGGCGAGCAGGCCGGGCAACGCGTCGCGCGTCATGCGGACGCCGGAACGGGCGGTCACAGTTGGATCCCGCCCGCGCCGATCATGCGCGAGAGTTGCAGGAATTGGACGCCGTACGGCGTCGCGTTCCAATATCCGCCATCGACGAGCGAGACGGCCGCCGTGTCGTATGACACGGACACTTTGTCGACGGATTTCGATGCGGTCGGCGCGGCGAACGATGCGCCGCGATCCGTCAACGCGAGTTGATGCGCGACGAACAGGCCGACGCCGGAATCGAGCAGCGTATCCCATCGGACCGGGTCGAGCCGGATCGCGGCGACGGCGAGTTGCGCCGTCACCATTGCGTCGGGATAGCGCACCGCGTCGGAAAACGCGGGGTACGCTGCGCGAAAGCCGGCGACGTCCATTACTGCGCGCCGTCAGCGGGAGCGGCTTGTGCCGCGGCGACCGCCATCGCTTCGGCGATCTGATCGACGACCGGAGCAGGGGCGGGCGCTTGCTCGTCGGCGTCGGCATCGGTCGCCGGTGCGGCGACTTCCTGTCCGCTCGGCGATTTGGCCGGACGGCCGCGGCGCTTCGGTGCGGGCGCTTCGTCGCTGGCGCTGTCGTCGCCTTCGATCACGTCGGCGTGTGCGGCGACGTACCAATGCGACGCGATGTGTTCGGCGACGTCGTGAACGCCGACGGCGAACCGCTCGATCGCGCTGTCAGCGTGAACGAATTGAAATGTGGTGTGTACGGAGATTTTCGGCATGATTGGCTCGTATGGTTACGGAGCGGGGCGCATCGCTGCGCCCCGTGCATCAGGAAGCGTCGCCGTCCATCAGATGCCGTCGGCGTAGCCGATCGTCTCGCCGTAGACCGTCTCGACCGCGCCCAGGCGACCGAAATAGGTCGTGATCTGATTGATGCCGCGGTATTCCAGCGGGGTACGCTGCAGCGGCACGAGCGGGAAACGCACTTTGTCGGCTTCGTTCGTGTACGCGACCATGCGATCGGTATTCACCGCGCCGCGCTGATACAGCCATTTCAAGGGCTGGACATTCAGCGGCTTGCCGTTGATCGTCGACGAAATGCAGTTGTCGACGATGTACTTCAGCAGCGACACGTTGCCGGCGGTCGACACGAGCGTCGAGGTCAGATACGCGAATTTCGCCGGCGGCAGGCGCAGTTCGGACGGGCAGATCGCATAGCCGGACGCCGACCACACGTTGTTCAGCAGCGTGTTGATGTCGTTCAGAATTTGCGCCGGGGTCGTCGTGCCGTTCGTCCAGTTGCCGGTGACGGCGTTGCCGGTCGTGGCGGGCGAACCGTTCACGAGGCCGGTAACGCCGAGGTTCGTGTCGCCGATGTAGACTTGCTCGTCGATGTCCATCTGAAATTTCAGATTCATCGCCATGAACTTTTGCACGTCGATCGGGCGACCGATCTTCGCGGCGCTTTCCAGCTCGGGGATGGTCCAGCCGAGTTCCATGCCCCACAGGGTCAGCGGCTGCGCGGTCTTGCCGATATCGACGCCGATGCCGGCGATCGCGGTCGAATTCTTGCCGATCCACGATTTGCCGTTCGGGCTCGGACCGCCGGCGGCGGCGAACGTGGAATTGGTGAAGGACGACGCTTCGTCGGCGATCGATACGTCCTCGCGCAGTTTGATGTCGCGGCTCCAGGTCACGGAAGCCAGCGGCATGTGCAGGGTCTGATCGAGGCGTTCGAGTTCGCCGATCAGGAATGCGCCGGCGCTGTCGATGGTTGCACGGTCAAAAGTGAACATTTTCGGTCGGTCCTTTATTAGATGTTGAACGCGATTTCGACGTTGCCGTTCGCGTCGGCCGGACCCATGAACGTCGCGTTCGGGGTGATGGTATTGGTCGAATCGGCCACGGCTTCGACGCCGCCGAGTGGTTTCGAGCCGGTCGCCGCGGCGACGCGCACGTACACCTGACCGCCAGCGGCCGGGGTGCCGGCGTTGCATTTCACGGTCATGTAACCGGAGCGCAGCACGTCGACCGGGACGCTACCCTGATTCGGGGTGCCGGTTCCGAGCGGGTCGGTGCCGGAATTGGTCGGGAACGAACGGACGAGTACGCCGTAGACGTTCGCGGTCGTTTCCGAGCCGGTGAACGGGACGAACTTGCCGCCGGACATTTTGCCGACGAGGCCGTACGCCGAGAACGGGGTCGCGCTCGATTGGATTTGCGGTTCGACGCGGGATTGCGCGCGGCGGCTAATGTCGCCGGCGATACCCGAGCCCATGCGATACAGGAATGCAGCCATGTGATTTCCTTTGGGTGGTATGGGGGGTTATTGCTTCCAATGCGACGCGGCCGCCGCGTTCATTTGGGCAATTCGGTCACGCACCGCGAACGCATCGCCGACGCTTGCGCGGGGCGGGGCGGTCACAGTGGCATTATTTTTCGCGCGCATCAGCTCCGACGCGGCGACGAAGGCGATCGACGCGGCGTCGTTCGTCAGCGACGCGACGTCGCGGCCGGCGAGAACGGCCGCGACGATCGGCGCGCTATCGGTCGTTTTCAGCGCGGCGGCGAGCGCGGCGCGGGCGAACGTGGCGGCGGTCAGCGCGGAATCATGCGTCGGGGCGATGAAGCCCGGCACGAGAATTTCGGCGCGCGCGACGTCGGCGGTCAGCGCGTCGCCGGTGTACGTTACGCCGTCGTCGCCCTGGCCGGCGGTCGAGGTCGGTTCTTTGCGCTCGTCGTCGGGATCGGGATCGCCTACCGTATCGGCGGTAGGATCGGCGGGCGGCGTTTGATCATCGTCATCTTCCTTCGGGTCATCGCCGCGCGACGAACCATTCGCTTCGCTGTCGGCGGTCAGTTTCGCAACGGTCGCGACGAGCGTGTCGACGGTTGCGGTCAGCGCCGCGATCGAATCGTTCGTCGCGCGCTGCGCGGCTTGCCCTGGCGTTTCGGCGGCGGAGTCGACGAATCGGCTTTCCAGTTCCGCCGCATCCTTGAAGCCAAAAGCGGCGGCCAATCGGTCGACAAAAGACTTTTTTACGGGAGCGTTCATTTTGGTTTCGTGGTCTTGAATGGAACAGCGCGGACCGGCGCGGCCGGCGCGAACGATGGCAACGTGATTGCCGACGATGTTGCGTTGATACCCTGCGCCGACGCCCGCTTGCTCATATTCGGCGTCATAGCCACATGACACTTCGCGAACGCCGTCGCGCCGGATCGTGTCGATGCCGGATTGATCGGTGATCAGCAGGTCGGCGATGATCAGGTCGGCGTCGACGCCGGATCCGCGCCGCACGTTTTGCACGGTGCCGACGGCGTACGCGCGCCAGTTGGAAGGGTCGACTTCGACCGGAGGATGGTCGATCGTGACGGGCTTGCCTTCGAACGACGCGAGCGTTTCGGGGCGAAATACATCGCCTTCCTCGCGATAGATCGTGATGCGGCCGCCGATGCCGTCGAGCATGGGCAATTCGTCCGTCGAATAGGATTGCATGCCGGTACGCGCTATTGCGACGTCACGGCAGATCAGGAAACCTTCGGGGGTCAGCTCCTGATGCGGTCCGAGTTGTTCGACAGAGAAAAAGCGCATTCGGGCATTTGCTGGATTGCAATTAAGCCCGATTATGCCACGAATTGCCCGCTGTCAATATGTCCGTGCGGAAAAATTTTACGCTACGGCATGTCGGGCCACGTCCTATTGTTTTTCCGCGCGTTCTCGCTTGCCGACAAGTACTGAAGATTCGCGACGGTATGCAAGCCGCACACGATCGGCGATTTCAACGGAACGATGTGATCGACCTGATATCCTGCGGGGCATGCTTCGTAAATAATCTGGATCGACCAATAATCCGCCCAAGGTGGCGTCGCGCGCAATTTGCGAGCCTTGTATCGTTGCGCGTATTCGCGACCCTTACCGCTTACGCGGCGATAATACGCAAAATTAACTCTTATTCGCTCTTTATTTAATTCCCGGTACGTTTTGGCATACGACCGCACATGCGTCGCATTAGCGTCACGCCAGCGCCGCATTTTCGCAGCTTGCTTAATTTTCGATTCGGGTTT